GCATCCTTCAGAATTTTTGTTTTTTTAATTTTATTAATGAAATTAAATGATTTAACCAATATTGATGCTGTATAATAACTAAAGAACAAAAAGAACCAAATAGTACCCACAGTAATCAAACCATGTTTGCGTTGTGTCTTAGCAACTCTAGGTAACATATCAACAATCCTACAAATAGGACGACCAATGTTCATTAAAATACGACCCATTGTATTATCTTTTTCAACAGCACCCATTAGATACGCCATGTGTTGTGACCATGGTTGACCAATCTTATTAGCCATATCAATCATGGCTTTCTGTTGTGCTTTCTGACGTTCTTCTTTATTTTTAATCCAAACCATAAAATCAGGACCCTTGCCTTCCATCCACGATGTAACAATACGGGCCCAACGAATATAGCCACGATAGATATTCTTATCTGTTTGGCGTAACATCTGACCATATGCCTGATCTGCTGCCCATACATTGTGACTCATCATGCCAAGGTCAAACAATTTAGCACAAACAATCTTAGAACAGTTACAAGCACAATTACAGTTATATGAAGTTAGGTTCGTTGTACAGTTGTAGGTTACACCATTAGTAGTACAGTTATAAGAACAAGCACAATTACAATTTGATTGTAAGTACGCTTTAGCATCACAGTTTGCACAATTGACAGCATTACAGTTTGCACAGTTTGAACAATCGGATGGACCAGCAATAGTACAATTGTTACATTGAATATTTCCACAGTTACAATTGGTAGTACAATTTCCGTTACCTCCTCCTGAGGTTCCACAGTTTCCGTTGTTACAATTACCTAGTGCATTACTTTGAAAATAAGCCTGGCCATAAAATTCAGCTAAGTTGGGTGGTGTTGCTGGATTTTTCATAAATCCATTAAGAAAACTCAATGAAGCCGAATAGGTTGTTCCTAAACCCAGTTCAGCGGTTACATCGGAAATGCCAATTGGTCCTGATGATTGTATGGTCATAGTTTACTCGTTAATTTATTGTTATCAGTATTTATGTTCATTTTACCCACGATTGTCCGTAGACCTCAACACCTTCAATATTGCCAGAGAGTTCACTAATCACTTTGATTGGAATGATCTTTCTTACAGTTTTCTCTTTATGTTCATAAATTGTACCCCAAATATCTTGGCGCTCAGTCGGTAAAGCATCATTTTTAATGAGGGTTGGAATGTAACCAGTCATCTTCTCTAATGCAATAGCGAACAAGGAAATGTTATCCGAATATGAATTGGCACAAGAAATATCCCAAAACTTCTTGTCTAAAAACATACAAGCACCTTTACATAGATGCAACACTGGACAAGAACCACATTCTTTACGATTGCTCCAATGTGTAGAAGTTTTGATTTCAACGGCATCAAAATCATTAAGGTTACCACCCAAATGAGATTCACCATTCTTGGATGTTTCTAATGAGCTGACATTTTGACAAGTCATTACATTACCTCTAAGGTCTACCGCTAATACATGCTCATCATCCATTCCACACTTCTGACCTAGATACTTTGAGTTTGAATGTGATAATACTGATTGTAAGAACCCATCAATTTTACCTTGAATTCCAACAAATCCCATTTTACCATTAGTAGCATATAAATCAGAAAAAGCTGTTCTGCGATATTCAAAATGTTCCTGTAATGATTGTAAAGAGTTTGTGATACCATCTTCATCATAAGCGTCTACAATACCACCCTCACCCAGCTTAACATTAACATCACCCGTTAAATTTACAAACCATTCAAAGATTTCTTTACGAGATTTGTTTTTACTATTCATCATTGGGTTAAAAGAAATACCTTTTTTCAACCGACTCATCATACGATAGAAACCAAGAATAGTTTTTTTCTTTACTGGATCATCAAATGGATCAGGACCACGGACTGATTGTCCAGGACCATCATGTGAGATTGATACGGAAAAATTATACTTCATTAACCAATCACAAATTTCATCGGTGAGTATAGAACCATTGGTAATCATAGAGAATTGTGGTAGACGATCCCAATGTTGGAACTTATCTACAATGGCTTCAGCCAAAGGCTTCATAGTCTTCCAATACACTAAAGGTTCGCCACCCCAAAACTCAATCTTTAATCCTTTTTCAGCAGAGAACTCTAGATTATTCAACATCTCCATGAAAGCATCAATATCTTTCTTAGAAGTTTCTGGTGCTCGTTCAACAAATTTCTGTGAACAATAATCACAAGAGTAATTACAACTTAAACCCATTTGAATTTTGAGAAGCTGAACTTCCCTAGATTTCTTTAGAGGACGATCCTTATCGAATGATTTATATTCGGTCAATTGATGGTCATGAATCGAACCTTCGGGAAATTCATATACAATTCCATCTTCACTTTTTAAGAAGTTGGTTTCATTATCATAATAGAAGATTTTTTTATCTTCAGCACTGCGCTCACTATGTATCTCAAAAATCATTTGTATTCTCTCTATTGTTTATCTTCAATTTTCAATTTGGCTAAAATATATTCTTTAACTAAGCTACTACGAACAATATCATCAGCAGTAAATTCGATCTTGGTAAATGCGTTCATGTGCATAGCAATATCAAAGAACTTTAAAATACCACTCATATCATTCTTACGTTTATTTAAATCTGTCTGGCGATAATCACCACACCACAAAATCTTTGAACGGTAACCAACACGGGTCATAACTGTATCAATTTCCTCAAATGTCAAGTTTTGCATTTCATCAACAATAATAATGGCATCATCAAATGACATACCACGAATAAATGAGGTAGAAATAAACTCAATATAACCTTGTTCAGCCAACCTTTGATAAGCATCTTTTCTATCAAATAAAGTATGACAAATTTGTTGGTAAGGTTGCTGAAAGATTTCCATCTTCTCATTAACATCACCAGGTAAATGGCCAATATCTCTTGACTGTACGGCAGAACGTACAATGATAATCTTATTAAAAGGATTAGATTTATCCAATACTTCTTCTAATGCTTTATACAAAGCACAGAATGTTTTACCTGTACCCGCTACACCATGTAATGCAACAAAGTAATCACCTTGTTTATAAGCATCAAAGAATTTCTTTTGATTTTCTGTTAACGGTTGAAACGTTTTTAAATCATCAATTCTAACTTTTAAAGCATGTGTATGTTGTAACTGTCTTGGATCTTTTGATTCTTTCTCATGTGGATTATATTGAACTTCTGGTACAATCTTCTTTCTAGCTACCATGTGGATCCTTGAGTTGTTATTGTTATTGTATTACCACTCTCTTGGGGCTTTATGTTTATGCCCCGCTTTGATTGTATTCTGACCGACTTGTTCTTTCATTCGGCCAATTACATACTTCTCAAATGTTGAATCTGCTTTACCCATTCCCGGAACAGATAACCGAGTACCATCAGAATAAACTGGAAAGTTCTCGGCAAAAATGTGCATTTCTAAATGTGGATTGTCTAACTTGAATTGATCTAGCACAGTATAGGACATACGGTGTTCTTCACGTTCACCTGTTTCTTTATTTACAAAATCATACGATGGCATGGTACCACTCCGGTTGTTTACGAGAATTTACTTTACCCTTCCAGCTGGCAAGGTGTGTTTTATTATTTATATAGTAATTACGATAGGAAGTAATGGAGTCGCCGGGGACTATTAATTCCGGTGGCATGGCAGGAGTTGGTTCAGTAAAATTTGAAGTGTAATTAATGTTTGTTGGTGTAATTTGTAACACATTAACTAATCCATCTCTCTCACACTTATGTACCTTACCATAACGATAGGTATATTCTTTACATAGAGCGACCAATAGTTTGTGTAACCAATGATAATTCATTGCAGATTTTCTTACCCAGACGGCTGAAGGGTGATTAGCATGAGTAGCAGAATAAAGGATAGATTCACGGTTATCAGGAAGAACATATCGAGTTTGTTTTCGACCAGTTTTACTGAGGCCAACAGATTGATTACCGTCAATAATACGATGAGCAGTAGAAAGTAATTGAGCATATTCAAGTATCATTTTTATCGAATGTTTATCAACGTGCATTTCGGCACACAATTTTGGATCGTTTGCAAGGTAAAATATATTCATAATAATAGTATAACACAATCAAGTTAATAAATCAATACTTCCAATCCTTACAATATCCAAATTTCTTCAACTTTGCCAAACCTTTTTCACATTTTTCACCGATATCAGTACGATATTGTGGATCATTACCAAGTTTAACTTTCTTAACATTGGCATATGCTTCATCTTTAGCTTCGGAGATTGTATTTCCACAACCAGTCAATACTACAATGTATGTACCTGCAGTACCAAGTTCTGGTACATTCTCACAGAGTTCACCATCGATCATTTTAACGGTCTTGGAGAGTTTCATTTCACAAGGATGTAGATGCTTATGGTCAATATCGTCCGTGAGTACTGGGAAGTCTAGGTATTCTTCCTCATCTTTTTTGTTGAATGGGAAGTCTGAATTAGCCATAACAACACCAACACAGGTTTCAAATTCAACTTCAAGAGTATTCTTGCCTTTGATACAGTCAAGCATCCATTCGGCAGGATCTTCATTTATCATAAGTGGTTGCATAATATTCCACATTGGATAACCTGGACGTGCGGTCCACTCCATAGGCCAAGGCGTACCATCTTTTTCATCAATGATACAGTTCATGTCGAGCATACCAACGTAACCAATCTTGTGTAATTCTTTTTCCATTGGTTTCATAAGAATGTCAGCAATCTTGGATTCTTTAGTGTAACGAGTAACAGTACCCATTTCACCTGTATTCACACCAAGGTCACCATTCATCTGTTTCTTGAATTCCCAACCTTCACACCAGAAAGGCATCCAACCGGCAGGACCGAATATACCAGTACAAGCAATTTCGGTACCGGCTTTGAATTCTTGGAGAATGAAGTAAGGAGAACCCTTACCTTTTTCTTTACGTTTTGTCAAGAAACCAATTAAGTCGGCTTCATCTTTAGCAACGTATGAAAGAGATTTATCTTCTTCTTCACCGCAAGGTTTACAAACATAACGCTTTGGGTTCTCTTTAACGAACTTAATAGCTTGATCATAATTTTTAAATTCGTGTGAAGGAATGATTGGACCACCAAATGCCTTGATAACATCTTGACCGTACATACGGTCTAATTCTAATTTAGCGGCATTTTTACCTGGTCCGAATACTGGATAACCTTGTTTGATTAAATCTTGGATATCATCCATAAACTCAAGATTATCAGAACTAAAGATTAGATCAGCAACTTTGACGTATTGTTTCCAATTAGTAACCTTATCGATCAATCCTTGGCCAATATGGGAAGCTCTTGAACCTTTGGTATAAAGTTTTACTGTATGTCCAGCTGCAACACAGCGTAAACACCAATCTAATGTGAGACCTGATGGGTCAATTACAAGTATAAACATGGGATTCCTATGAAAGGTTAAAGATTATCCCTTTATTTATTCTTTTGGGATCGGAGTTCCAGTAAATAGATTCTCTGTGAACTCATCCAATTCATCTGCATCAAGGTTATCAAAATTAACTTCTCTACCTAAACTTAGAATTGTTTCATCGGAAAGATATCCGCATCCAAGTAGAAACTGTGTTGCATTTGTTAAAATTTCATACAAATCTTCAGTTTCAAACTCACGGACAGTTTTAGATGGGCCAGACCCAAAAGGAATGGCCTCATCTTCACAGATTAATTTAAAACGACTCACAAAGTTGGGATTGTAATTGGTGCTTTTTCTTTGGTAACACCAGAAGAAACACGGCCATTAACTTTGGCAACGTCATCAGCTGATACAGTTTGCATAGCAAATTGCTTAAACATAGAATAAGAATCACGAACCTTCATTGTACGTTTACCACCAACAGCGGCACCGTCAGCAAAGAACAAATCGCAACCATCATCAGCAACTCGGTTACCAACTAACTTCTGTTTAGGAGCAATTTCCAATAATGAATCCAGATTGATAATAACATTACAATTCTTTTCCAAATCAAATACCTCGACAAAAAGTGACATTTTATTTCCTTTATTAAAATTATATAAATAAATGCAGGTCACGATGCGATAACATCTACCCACTCTATGTTTAACACTATAACACAAGAACACAGCTTATGTCAAGTATATATACAACAAATTTTTACAACTGTGCTAAAGATGCTGCCCTCATTTTAAATATTAAAATACCTCAATTACAAAAATATTGTAGAAATAATTTATTAGGATGGAAGTACCTCTAAGGTTGTTTTACTTCTCCTTTAGGTTCACGAATTTTTGCCAATTTGGCGTTTTTTTCAGCAATTTCTGCTTGTATCATCATACCCTTCCAATGGCCACGTTTTGATGTGGATAACGTTGCAAGAATACGCTTTGACTCTTTACTTAGGCTAAAATCTTTATTTGTTTTCATTTCTTATCACAATCTTCCACTTTAATTAAATATACGGTACTTCCACTATAAGGCCTTACAAAATAACATTCCCCTTTATTGGACCATAATAAATGGTTCTGAATAGAACCCTTAAATACTCCCAAATCTGGTGGGTTAATAAAATTAACATATTGATTATAAGCAAAAAAAGCAATAATCAAACCACCAATAATAATAACAAAGTGCTTCTTTAAAAACTCAATTGATTTAGAAAACATTCAATATACCTTTCGAATAAAGAACATAGAGTATAACACAAAATACAGTTACAGTCAATAGTCCAATGGTAAACTTAACAGATTGTTCACGGAAATGTTCCACTTCCAATTGTCGCATATCCCTTTGTGCCTCTAACATATAATTGTCTGGATCATTCATCATTCTGATGGTTTCCTCGGCCATAGCCAATGATTTTCTGGCATTATAATAATCAATATAGGGTATCATGATATTTGGGTAACAATATATTTACTAAAGTTTTTATCTTCTTTTCCCCCAAAGAGGCGTTCTCTGAGTTTACCAAACAAGCTGTTGTTATTAACTGCCACTACAACAACATGTTCCAATAGTTCCTCGGCTTCCTTCTGTGAAAGATATCCTTGTTCACACAGATACTCAATGGTACAATGTGACATATTTGTTAATCGTGCCTGATATTCTTCAGGTGATACTGTAATGGTTGTAACTGTATAACTCATAATTAATCCCAAAGTGCCTGATAATAGGCTCCAAATAATCTAAATCCATTCTCTCTACGCTTTTGATGTGCTTTTAATCCAACCAAATCCACTTTCAATTTACTTTTACCTGCAGTCATATCATCTAGCCATTTATGTGACTTCTTATCATCATCATACGCAGAGTGATCAAAGAATTTACCTTCATCATCATCAGTAATTTTCTGTTCAAAAGCCCAAATCATTTCATCAAGAATATAATCCCATCTTTCAAAATGAAACTCATCGGTGTCCCACTCATTTTCTTTGGGTTTAGCTGATGTACTTCTTATTGCTTTTGGTACGTCTTTATCATTCGTAAATGGTGCGCCGTGTTTATCTTTCTTCAATTGTTTGAGCATCGGTAGAATAATGTGAGCTAAGGTATGATCCATTGACCAAGTATCATATCGATCAATCTTCACATAATCAAAACGAGGATAAACAACCTCATGTACCTTCTGATAGGCTTTACAGAATGGTTCGAGTATACTAGATAACTTCTCAATCAATGGTTCATCATAATCAATCTCACGCCAGAAGAATATCTTTCCTAAAATAGTATACGGAGAAAGCCAGCTATTTCTGTAACCACTTAACCATACTTTCATTATTTTCTACCCAGAAAACTTGCAATGATGACAGCAATTGCTGCAGCAATCACTAAAAATAAAACGACTACAGCTAACCCAATCCATAAAGGTGATGTTACCCACCACCAAGACCAATCGATATATCCGGTCAATTTTAAGGCAACAAATAAAACGGTTAGTAGGCCAGAAAATCCAATACCACTACTTCCACTACTTGATGAACTACTCACATTATTAGTACTCATTTTTTATCCTTTTGTTCAACATGCCACTTACATAAATCTTTATAGTATAATATTTCTTTTTCCAAATCAGAAACCCGATTTGATAACTGTAAATTTACTTCTGGACTATTTGGTCTGAAACAATAACCCCAAGTCATACCAAAAACAAAAGCACATAATAATTCTATCATAATTCTTTCACCTGTTCTATCATAGTTTGAATCTTTTCTTGCCTTTCTAGAATACAGAAAAACAATTTCAATGTATTCAGAGCATCCACATCAGCACGATGAGGTTCTCCATCAAACTTCATTTTAAAGGTATTCATTGCAGACCTCAAGCCACCGACCGGACGTTTACCATTTGCCAGCAATCTCAATACATACCAGGTCTTAACATCGATCCAACGATGACCAAAGAATGGAAAAGTAATATTTCTATCTAACATTTCCTTCTTCAACTCAACTGAATCTCCACCACCCCAAGTAACAGGATTAACGAATGGTTTATATAGTTTCATCATATCAGCAAACTCTATGGCAAACTGCTGGTGAGTTACCGACTTGGTAACCACATCTATATCAGTAATGCCGGTTAGATTGGTGATAAATGGAAAGATAGGTTCATGTGGATCAAAATACCACTTGTGAGTAATGAAATTATTGTTGATGTAATTAGCATAGTTACCAATAGCCACACCCACCTGAATAATCGGTGGGTTGGGTGTAGATCCATCTTCGGCATTGTTAAGTTCCAAATCAAGTGCTAAGTATACATCATTTCTGTTCATTTCGTTTCTTCTCATCACCAAATAGATTAAACTTCACCTGCATGCCTAATCCATTCTGTTCGACAGTAAACCATTCCACCTCGGTAAAATGTTCTACCAATTTATTCAATTTTTTTAACTGTTTACGATTTAATGCGATCATGATTTTTCTGACAATTTAGCTAACAATATTCTAATTTGATTATTCAACTTAGTAATTTCTACTGACTGTTTATCTACGGTTTTAAAAAGGTAATGTATCCATTCTTCATGTGACATAGGACCTTGTGTTTTCATTTTTATTTCTTTTGCTTCTTGAAGAATATCATAATCTTCTTGGCTAATATGTCTTGTTACCATCATACCTCCAAATATTGTATTTGAAATTCTTTTGCTCGTTGTTCATACTTAACATAACCACGAGGATTACAAACCACTCTTGTATCACCAATCATATAATCAGATTGGTTGTGCATATGACCATGAGTCCACAATTTAATCTGTGGTCGATCCATAATCAATTCAGATAAGTCGGATGCAAAAGCACCATTCATCAATGTATCACCTTTATAATATTCAGCGATACTCTCATGTGTTGGTGCATGATGTGTTACAACTACAAACTTTTTACCTCTATCACCAACCGCAAGCTTGATGTAATCTACCATCTTATCGTGATCTTGAATGGAATCTTCTACCGAGAACCTAGATGCCTTCTCATAGTGGTCAACTCTCTCAACAACTAGATTACCTTCAGCGTCTTTCAAGTGCATACCTGAACCATCAGGATTCTTGGCATAAACTCTATTAGTGTGATGTGTCATTCTATTGCTATTGTTAATCAATTGAAAGTCATTCATCCTTTGGCCACAATGCCATCTAGTCAATGAATCATCTTTATTCATATCGGTCCACAATGTACCACCAACAAAGGTAATATCATCCAATTCAAAACATTCCTTCTCCAATAAATGAATATTAGGAAAAGGCAATAACTCAAACTTTAACCTATCATAGGTATCACGAATATCAAAATCATAATGTTCATGATTACCCATTACATATACGGTTTGTGGAAACTGAAAAGAAACTCTCTTAAAGAAATCTCTAACCAACCCACGATCTTTTGGTTTGTGTTTGAATACTTTAGCTGTGCAGATATCACCACTCAGGATCAAAACATCGGCCTGTTGTTCATTCTTTAAAATAATATCACCAAACTCAAGGTGTATATCTGAAGCTAAAGCAATTTTCATTAGTGTAATACTCCCTTATGTTCTTGTTCGTTTAATATTTTTTGTGGTGCTTCTAACAATTTAAGAAAATCTTGTTCATACTCACCTTGTTTTGATAACCAAGTCAATCGTGATAATATAACCGCTGTCAGATTTAATGGTGGCATTTCATAGGCACTCAACCATTTAAATAGGGCTTTATCAATATCGTATGCTAATTCTTCCAACATACCATCAGATTCAATCGTTGCCATCATTTCTCCATAATATATTTTAATACCAAATTCGCTTCAAACAAATCGGATTTTAACACAGCTTCATCAACATAAGCAAGCGAAAACTGATGCAATTCTTGTACTTGCATAAAATCTACCATAAACTTGGATGCTTCTTCCTTAGTAGTGAATGTTTTAACAGGATTACCGCCAATGTTTACTGTATAGGTTTTATTCTCAGGCATATTGTTCTTCCAATACCACATATTCAATATACAAATTATCCAATTCTTCATCGGACATCTTAACCAAACTATCGGTAGAAAAGTAACCTTTAACCGATAACATTAACATAATATCTTGTCGTGAAATGTGATCCATTATACTGTTTCCTTTTCTACTTTAATGATTGAATCTAAACGAAAACTTCTCCAACCTTCAGCAATCAAATCGTACACAGGTAATACCTCATTAGATACTGCACGAACTTGCTCATTGATTCGTTTTGTTTCATGCACCTTTTGTGGAATTAATTCTTTGTTCAAGGTACATTTCATGGTTCTTTCCGAACCATCATTTTTGATAAATGTTACCGTTGCAATGTTTTCTTGTAACAAAGATTTTACTTCGTCAATGGATTGAAAATTAATTTCTTCCGATTCTTTTCCACAAAACTTAGTAAACTCTTTTAAATTGCCTTTGAAGATATTCTCGTGAGTATCACCACTCACACCAAAGAAATTACATCCACAATTATATACTTCAACATATAAACCTTTACCACTATCATAGATGTGGTATTCATAATCTTGGCCACAATCGGTAACATCAACTGGATGAATATAGAAACCCCCCGGTGTTTGTTTAAAGTGAGCAACCATCTGCGCTGCCAAACAACCCATGCCGTTAAACTGTAATGTTTTACTACCAACACCCAGTCCATTAACCATTGTACCTGAACTGAGGAATTCTGCCAACTCAGCACCATGACCTTCAGGATATCCATCAAACTGGCGGTACATATTAACTACTGGCTTCTGTACTTGGCCATATTTTTCGTATACAAATGTAAGTGACCGTGTTCCCATAATATATTCTCTCTCTTAATCGATTCAATACAACCATTATACAGGTACCACGGAGAACCACAAGCGTTATTTTCAAAACGTTGTTTTTAAGCAACAATCTGGAGCTTTCCAATGCCAGTATACTCCTCGATTGCATGTTTCAACTGCTTAGGAGACGCCTTAGGTGCAATGAACACATAGTCGAGAGCAGGATCAACCAAATCATCGTTCAGCACCTTATTAAGATACAGTACAGCATCAAGGCCATTGGTAAATTCTTTGAGGCCGTTATTATTGAATAGTGATGGCTTGGCAATATATTTCATTATTTTCTTTTTCTCATATTATTAGCTTTTGCAAGCATTTCAATTAACATTTCAATTTGTTGCTCTAAGTCATGAATGGCTTTAGCTTGTTCACGAACTTTTTGAATTAAAGAATGACCAGTTAAATCATCAACATCCAAATCTAAGACTGCTGCGAGTTCTTCCTGTGTCATTTCTTCGAGCCTTTAATAATTGGTACTGGTTTGAAATTTTCTGTTTCAATACCAAATAACGATGGACGACCAGCACCCTGATTGGATGTTTTGCCACCACAACCATACTCATCACAACCATTATGTTGTTGTTGAATCATTGCAGCCAATTCTTCATTCAGCATCTTATTCTCACGGACAATATCCATGATGGGTCCCTCGTACAATGCCCATAACTTATTAAATTTCAATTCATACATTGCAGCTAAACCATTCAAAGCATTGGTTGTGTCATCAATACTTAAAAGGTCTAACTCTGTAATTGCTTCAGACACTTCTTTAATATCATCGGTAACATTCCAACATTTTAGAATCTGTTGTTCATAATCAAAATAATCACTCATCAATATCTCCACTCGTAGTTAATTCGGTTGAACCTACTAGGAACTGTCCTGTATTCTGTCCATCTAATGCATCATTTAAGGCATTCCAAATTTCATCACGATCTAATTCAAAACCAAAGTTGGTCATGAGTGTTGCAGTAAACTTTATTTCAACTCTCTGAAATTCATTCATTTCTTTGCCTTTTTCTTTGGGTTAAACGATTCATTTTTAATGGCCTCTTTCAACATAGCAATCATGCCCCATTGCATAAGCAATTCAAGGCCTTCCTTGTCGAAATGAATAGTGGCATCAGCAGAACCGTCCTTATATTCTTTAATAACTTCAACTTCAAGCTCCATCATCATCTTTCATTTTATTTTTCATGTAAAGGCTGGTAATAATTGCATATGCAACAATAATAATAAAACCTAATATAAGATATTTCATATTTTACCTTTTGAGATAACAGTTTTCATAATAGTATCTCATATCATCTTCATTCCAATATTTGTTCCAATCATCGTTGCGCTCAGCACAATCATCCGAATGATACCAATTTGCATTTAGAATATTTGGATACAATCTACTCAACAATTTAATTCTATCTAAGTTGGAAGATCCATTTTCTTTCAGAAACAAAAATTCTTTAGCTATATCATATTTTAATGAAGTTAAACTTTCACAATCATCTTGTATTTCATCTAAGTCATTCCATTCCAATTTAAACCATTCTTTACCAATCCTTTGTTTTTTATATTTTGTATGTAAATACTTTTCCAACATTTTTGGATAATACACCCAATCAGATTCGTATATAATTTTTAAACTTTTCCAATGTGAACTATTTAATTGCGATAAACGATTTTTAACTGAACTAACAGTATAACCAATCTTAACTGGTTCATCAAAACAATCTTCTTCATCTTCGGTGGTAACACCAATAATATACACTTGGCCCATTTCCTCATCACTAGCCAAATCTTTAGGCATATGGCCATATTTTGGAGTAATTATATTTTGTTGCTCTGTATATACTTTATAATTTGGTGATAAACCTTCTTTGTGGGCTTTTCGCTTTTCATCGGTACATCCTCTGCATGACATGTAGCCATATTTTATAGATGCTGGATAAAAGTCTTTAGCTAACAAAGTTCCTTTGCAATGTTCACATTTATATTTTAACATATGATGGTGTCCTCGACTTACTGGCGTTTCACAACGAGCATGCGGTGACTTAGATTAAACTGGTACTGTTACGGCTTGTGTAAATGATTCGTCTGTGGATTGCTTGGCAACACCACTCGGCGATTTTACTGCTGCACCAATATAACGACCATCTTTGTTGAACTCTGTGAAGTTAACCAATTGATAACCAGTTACCTTACGACCAGATTTAAGAACCTTCACAATACCACCATCTTTACGAATGTTGTAGATATTGGTACTCAAACGATACAATACTTTCTCTTGGTCAGTACCTTTGAAACACTCAGCAATTTCTTGTGGTGAAACTGGTTTGCCTGAAAGCAATACAATAGTAATTTTCTCATGACGGTTTACTTTACCTTTGCGCACTGTTAATGCCATTTTAAATCCTTTTCAAATTAAACATAATTAAACTTCTGATACCGCTACACCAACCATTATACAGGTATGCCAATTGAATGGCAACCTATACTTGGTTGTTTACCATTATGGTTGCCAGCTGGCTTTCATATCAGCAGGTACTTCGGTTACCACTGCAGTGGTGCTTGTATTAGCAGGAGATTCCACGGAGGCATCCACTTTAGAATACAAATCTAAGAAAGCCATTTTAGTTTCTTCGTCAAAACGATTGACACATAATGTAATTGCTTTCATCTTATCTTTGAAGATAGTAAATGCTTTGGCAATATGTACCAACCTACGAGTGGAGATAATCTCATCAGTAGCACCTTCTTCATAAGATTTACGAACCACATCAGCCCATTGGCAAAGATTCTCAACAAAATCCTTATCTGCAATTAATGGAGTTAGGATCTTTTTCTCAGTCTTAGCATCAGGGAATTCCTGTTCTACCGTGATTGGAAACCGCTCTAGGAACGCATCATCTAAAATCTGTGATAGATACTTGCCCTCATCACTACCACGACCTTTGGTGTTGGCCGTAGCGATGATATTAAAGCCATCTTTTGGATATACCATTTCACCAGATTTCTTATTATAGTGAGGTTTGCCTTCCATAATACCCTGCAAACACATCAACTTATTAGAACCACGGTCCACTTCGTCAATCAATAGAACTGCGCCACGCTTCATGGCAACTAATACAGGACCATCACGATTAACCACATTACCATTAACCAATGTAGGACCACCGAGTAAATCAGACTCATCAGTTTCAACCGAGATATTCACTCGGATACATTCACGACCTAATTCAGCACATACTTGCTCAACCATTAAGGTCTTGCCGTTGCCTGATAATCCGGTAATGAATACAGGATAGAATTGTTTAGAACTAATAATGTTCTTCATATCTTTGAAGAAACCAAATGGTACATAATCGGGCCATTTCGATGGCACAGCAGGTTCAGATTCATCTACCAATCTTGGTTGGCGGAACTCCAACACTTGTGCTGGTTGTGCATAGGCCATTTCTGCTTCTGGTTCTTTAACTTTACAATCAGCATCATTTAACTTTACAATCTTTTCACCACTTGCTGGTACTCTATACTGACCACGGTCATAACGATATTCAGCCTTGGTAACTAACCAAAATGGATACGGTGCACCAGATTCATTACATACTTGGGTAATGCCATCACGAGTAACAACGGCATTTTTACCAAATCGTTGTTCACACGCAACAACAAACTGCTTAGCATTTTTATTCATAATCATCCTTTAAATGATGTCATCCACAATTTTAAAATATTTACTGATTCACTCTTAGTGAGTCCAAATTCCTCTTGAATATATGGTGATGCACCAAACATATTGGTTACACCAGATAATCTTAACTCATCGAGATATTCAAAATATTCACTATAATCAATTTCTTGATCTATCATATTAATCCAATAAAACCATATACTCAGCAGGGAAAAACTCCCTGAACCAATTCAAGCCTGCTCGTAGTCCGGCATAATCACCGAAAATCTCACAACCTTTTAATGTATCATAAACTGCTACTGCTTCAGGTGTCAGCAAACACTGCTCACCACTAAATGGGTTGGTAATCATTTCTGATTCAGAACCAATCATAATATCTTTATACGGCAACTTCATATAATCTCCTTGTTCTCAACTGATACGACCATTATACAGGTACCATGGAATACCACAAGCACTATTTTGCAGACTGTTGTTTTGGTACAACACACACCACTATCTACACTTTTGTTGACAAAACCAGTGACTATTTACACTTCCGTTGACATTTTGAGCGTTTTGGCGCCACTATTAACACTTTTGTTGACACCCTCAGGTATAGAAGGTGTCCAAGACCATTGGTACTGGGTCGCCAGTCAAACCAAAGCGCTTGGAATCAGCGACCACACCAGCAATCTTATCTTCGTATCGGTCATCCCAAGCACCACGCTCTTTAAGTAGTTCTACGCATTGTGCTTCATTCTCAGCAATAACCGTCCATGTGCCACCATATTCAGAGGATGGGAATGGTACCCAATAACTACCAATGTAAATATTCATCATTTACTCAGGTGCTTTCTTATTTCTGCATGGCATCCACCTAATACTCCTATTGCCATATGGGTTTGTCCTTCTACTAACCAGTCCGATGCTTTATCAATTTCATCCATTAAGAATATGATTAACTCCTTATCAGTAAGGGTTTTTTCCATTCTACTATTATCTCTATAACACATGAGTAATTCTACCAGTTCGGCATCTTCTTTGGAAAGATATCGGCCTCTAGTTCGGTTTAATACTGTTTCAAGTAAATCGGTGGTGTTAGCTCTTTCAAAATTCATTTCTCTTGTGCCTTTCCGTACCATACTTGCTCAACAACAGTTTTAAGACCAGTTGTTTCAATTTCATAAACAATTCTATTAACGGAATAAATAAAAATACTAATTGATATTAAAAATACAATAATCATTGCTTTAAATAAACTCATTTCTCTTGTGCCTTCTCAATTTCAGATTCAATCAAATTCACCAAACGGTCCACTTTTTGAATTAACTCAATATTGGCTTTCAATACCAACATATCAATTTGTGATTTTGGTATTGTTACCCATTCTTCTTCATTCATTTTCTTCCTTAATCTGTTTTGAGTGCTTACAAGCTCCCCTATATGCAAATCCAATACAGTTGCAAGTATATCTACCGCTCTCCAAGGTCACCGTATAGGTCTTGCCTGAATCACTCTTGACTGACCAATGAGGCGTACTCTCAAGGTTAGGCACATCAATCACCACCGTTGCGCCATATGAGTCCAATGATTCATGTTTGACCTTGATAAACTTACGCCTACGGGTATCCATTGCCAATGGCTTATGTAATATTACCAACTCATCATTGCTCGCCTTGGCATATGCCAGAATATTGGACTTGCCATCAAATAGGTAAGTATGATTCGGTACCACAAACTCTGAATTATCCCATTCTGTAATTTCTTTATACGCTGATATACTCATATTTTCTCCATTAATTCTACCATTATACAGGTGTTGGTACCAATGTCAATGGTGCTGTTGTTTTGGCACAACATTTCTATTTACACTTCCGTTGACAAAACCAGTCATAATATGTAATTCCGTTGACATTCCGAGCAAATATAGGTGGTTATTAACACTTTTGTTGACACACACTCATTTTGTCCAATCTCTAGTGGTAACCAATCCAATATTTCTGGCCTTTGGTGATTCCATCTGGTCAAACATTCCCATCATTACACGGATGGTGTTTCTCTCTGACATTGGGATGTCCACACAATAAATGGCCTCTTCAATCGCCAATTGTGCAAACTCAATCAAATCTTCTTTGGTATACATCATGTAATCATCCATTTTGGATTTTTCAAGCAACTTCTCTAAATTTTCATAATCATTCATCTTTAACCTTTACATTAATATTCATTAGTTGTTTAATAGTAGGCGACCATGTATCCCGCCAGTCCTCTAAAAATGACACCTGTTGTTTCAAATCTTTTATTTCAGCTTGTTGCTGGCTAATGGTTAGGTTTAGAAAATCAATATCTACATCTCTCGATACAGCTTTTTGAATATCTACCAATTCCATTAAGTTAGTTATTTCAGCTTGTTGCTGGCGTAGCATTTCGGCACACTCTTTAAAAAACTTACTCTGTCCCATTGACACATGAATATCTAATTCATCAGCTAGTTCATTTGCGTTCATGTTAATCTCCCCGATTCAAATCGTTCTTGCCATTGTTTACTACGGTATTGCTCTTGTTCATATGCCACTTTTAATTGTGTAATTTGTAATTCATATTGCTTCATATAACTCAATGCAATATCTAAATCTGTTTGTAACTTATTATTCTGTGCTCGTAATGATTCAATGGTATCATAATTCTCCATGATTACCCATGTTTCACCATTAAACACTTCATACTTTCCTAGATTATCAGTAACATTCAGGCGACTATCACCTAAAATTGGTTTTGTGTTTACCATTGCTCCACTTTCTCTAAAGCTCTAATCAATTCAGATACCACTCGTTTATCAATATTAATAAACATTGTTTTATTCACTTGGTTGGGATACAATTGAATTCTCACCTTATCTCCCATATCAATTATGGAAGCGTATTGAAGGCCTTGTGATTCAATCGTGGTTGTTGGATAAATTGTGTTCATAATGTTTTTCCTCTAATGTCCTCAATTTCTGTTGGTACATCTTTCCAATCTGTCCACTTTTCTTCTCTGTAACTGCTACCAAGTTCTGCCATCAACTTCTTATTCATCACTTTACGCAGTTCACGATACTGTAAAATTTCCACAGTTTGTAAATGTGTGGTACCTCTTGGATCAGTTAAATGTTCGGTCGTAACCACTTGTTTTTTTAACCATCGCATCTGAATCATTCTTCAACTCCAAAATGTTTTACTTTGGTGCCTTTTGCTGTTTCCGGATCCTGTGTTTCAAAGTCTATTGTTTGTTGCAATTCTTCAACTCCAAAATGTTCTAGAATCATTCTGTTTGACCACTTACCCCAATCTTCACTATATTGATTTTTTACCACTTCAGCACATTCCTTCACAATCAACTCAGCGAACTTGGTTACACCGACATCACCTAAAACCCAACTTGGCCAATCGTTTTGATTACCAGAACTGTACTGACCACCTGCATCTAACAGTAATTGTTTAATCTTCTCATTCATAATATACTTTCAATTCATTACCTTGATAATCTTTAACTTTAATATGGCCTTTACCCATATACTTTATAAATTGTTGAATAAACCATCGTGGTACATAATCATTAAACTCCACACTCGGTGTTTTGGTTACAATGATAGTATCACTGGAATTAAAGAACAGGTTGTTCATATCTTTGCACTCGCATATCTTCATTCAAAATCAAATCAATTTCTTCTAATGTTTGTGTTACCAAAATATCATCAAACGATAAAGTTACTATGCGAGTAACCGGAATATCCGGCTCACAAGGTATTTGTAATATATCTTCATGGTAATACTGAATGTGATTGGAGTTAATGCGAATTGATTGCTGGTGATAACCACCCGACATTAATTCACGAATCTGTTTTAATTTAATAATCATCATATCCTTCCGCCCAAGTTATTTTTGGATTTTCTCTTTCATACAATTCAACAATATCTTTGAATTTCCACATTGCATCAGTTTCAAAGGTATCCAACCATCTACTAAACCTACCCCAATCTTGCTCAGTCATTGGGGGTATACTAATCTCTGCACCATATGGTCCTAAACTTTCACCATATTCATCACCATGGCAATCAATACGACCACATGAATATGATTGAGTAATCTCATTATACTCAAATGATTCACCAGCTTTTCTGCCAGTTAATTTAGAATCTTCGGTAAGTGTTCGTGTTACTCTTTTGGTTAAACCACGGTCAATATACCATTGCATATTGATAACACCCATCCAATTTGTAGAATATCTTACTGTCATTTATTTGCTTTCATCAATAGGTGGATAATCAATACAATTACCAAACTCACTACGATACAACATAGCATCAGCCTCTAATATCTCCACTTCTAAATCATGGTGTGTAATATCATAATCAACAAAGGTAAAGTCCTCATTATACACACGGAAGAAATAGAAGGTGCCACCATCCATATCAACGCCATGCATGATGAAACCTTTTAAACCTTTGGCAGGTTTAACACTTCTTATCTTCTCGTTCATTCTTCAACTCCGATATATTGCTCATAATATCGAGGTTGCGGGTCTAATCCTTGTGCCCGTGCTTTATTGTGTATATCAACGAGTCCGATAACAAACTTCTTCAAGTCACTTTCCTTGAAACAATACACCGTTTCCATAACAACAGGTTCACCTACAAGACGCGGTAATATTGGATCGTGTCGGCGATAGGTGGTATGCTTATTAAGCAATCGTTTTATTTTAAGTTCAGTTCTCATTCAATTCCAAAATGTTCGAACAGATTATCAACCGGAAAATTATCATCGGTGGCCACCATGGCAACTGCCGCACATCGTTTAACAACCAATGCAGCAAAATCAATCAAATCTTCTTTGGTATACATATCATACCCTTCCATGTAGGATTCTTCCAACAATCTCCATAGTCCTCTACAATCATTCATTCTTCAACTCCAAAATGTTTAAGCAATTCATCTTCAATATCACCGCATCCAATATTCAACGCTACCGCACCACATTCTCGCACAATCAACTCAGCGAATTTCATTCTACTAAATGAATAGTATTCTTCGCCGGTGATAGGGTCAATTAGTTTTTCTTGTGCCAATGCAGAGAGTTCTTTAAACTTATCATTCATAATGTTACTCTCTCCATAGTTCCTAATCCCTGTTCTTCCATCTGTTTCTTCAGGTCATTATAAACATCGCTTGTGTAAGAACTCCAACCAACACAATTGGCATAACAAGTATACACCGAACCCGATTCATTGTGGATCAAATAGTGGGGATACTTGTCATCCAGTTTTTCTTCAATCTTGGTAATACCTGAACTAAAACGCCATTCATCTCCACCAAATCCACGGCCATACCAACTACCCAATACTTTACGCAGTTTGCCGTGTTCTTTACTATCAACTTCAACAATGACCCAAAGGTCTGGTGTATATACACTCATTTTTCTTGTGCCTTTCTTAACTATATCTAGCTATGATGTAAAAAATAACCACACCAAGTAACCACCATTTAAAACTGCCATCAAATACCCAGTTTATAAAATTCATTTGCATAACCCATTTCTCCATTTGATTTATAGCGCAATAACTCTCTATTCAACGCTTCTATTTCAGCTTGTTGCTGGCGTAGCATGGCGGCTGAATTTTGAAATAATTGATGTTCTTTCTTTGTTAAGAATATTCTTTCTTCTATTGCAAGTATTCCTTCTGCTAGTTCATTTGCGTTCATTTTCTTGCTCTCATCATTGCATCTGCCATTTTATAACAATGTTCTGCTGTGAAATCCGTATCATCAACTGGCTTTATATGAAAATTCATTGTTGTTAATGCTTGACCAGCAAAGTAATCACGCAAGTCCATGCCTTCACCACTCTGTTTACCATCAGAACTTATCCATTCTAAACTAGGAAATGCTTTCATTTTAACCCCCATAATAATCAATCAATATATCCAATGCAGCAATATACTTACCATACAATACCACATCTTCAGAATGAATCCAATACTTTGGATTTTTCCTTTTTTTCTTTAATTCTTCTTTGTGATACTTTCTACATTCTTGTAGATTAGCCAATGTGATACCATCAGCAACTTCATAACTAATTTCAAGCTTCATCATATTCTTTATAATAAACTTCTTTATAGATTGTTTTGATTTTTTCACCAGCATGGTTATCTGCACAATACTCTTTTACTTCTTCAACATCAAAGAATTGCACATGAATGGTTCTGCCAGAATCAAACTCAACCATGTATACACTTTCAAAATCTGAATCGTAACTCATGCTACTTCCTTTTCTTTACAGAATTCAGTAAACTCTTTTAAATTACCTTTGAAGATAATATCATGCGTATCACCACTCATGCCAAACATATTGCAACCACAATTATACACTTCAATACGGAATACTTCACCACTCAATAAACCATTCTCACTAAAGATATGATATTCATAATCTTGGCCGCAATCGGTAATATCAACAGGATGAATATAGAAACCACCAGGTGTTTGCTTAAAATGAGCAACCATCGATGCCGCTAAACAACCCATACCATTATAAACTGCTTCATCAACTGTTTTGGTTGCAATCAAGCCATTCACTAAACGACCACCATTCAAAAACTCTGCCAACTCTGCACCATGACCTGATGGATAACCGTCAAACTGTCGGTACATATTAACTACTGGTTTTTGTATCTGGCCGTATTTCTCATATACGAATGTTAAACTTCTGGTGCCCATAATTAATACCTCGCTAAATGTGTTTCAAATTTTTCTTCATACATCTCTACAATAGATTCATCATGCAGCTCACGCATATTATCTACCATCAATACTTTAGTTAATTCAATTAACTCCACCTTTTTCATTTTCTTAACAATAAGCATATCTTCTTCAACTAACTCTTTAATCAATCTGTCGATTTGTTTACTCATTTAATAATTTTATAACCTTTTAATAGTATTTGTTCAACATATAATTCCACAATAGGTTGTTCATCAGCAAAACCTTGTTGCAACGATTTTAATTCTTTAATTACAAAATCCCATGTATTCATACTCCACACCACCTTATAGTTTTATAATCACCAGTTAATACATTACCACGCTTAAAGTTACGAGCAGGACCACGCCATGTTGCCGATTTTAATATATCTCCTTTACGGAACTTCTTATCATCTTTCAACATAATCCAAGAATGTGAACTTCTTTGGTTATCACTCATAATCACATGGACATACTTACGACCAACTTCATATGAAAACTCTTTATTAACATAACCATTAGAACCATAATCTTTTCGTAGATGATCCAAATATAATGTTAAACCAAATTCTAAATCTGCTTTATTATCTTCCATAAAAGCTCCTAAACATCATAGCGGTGATGAACCACTAAAATATATTCAAATGGTAGTTCCTCGAAAGGAGCATCCTTATCATACAATGTGTTAATATACACAGATACAGATTTACAAAAATAACTACCTGCCTCTGCTGTCGTATCTTGCCAGAAATACTCTCTTGCTAGATTATGTAAATCATTATGACTTAAACCACCTGTATGATTATGGACATTGTAATAACTATCCCAACCATCAATACCAAAATTTAATGAACCAACCTCAGTTAATATAAAATCATCGAGGTTAATTGTTCCATTTTCCTTCATTGCACACATAATCAATGACTCCTATTATTTGCCCATTGAACGCCACGCTGAAATGCTTCACGCTCAATTCTCAACTCATTGGTGGTACGAGCATCACGCATATACACATCAAATGCTTTAGCATCACGCTTACGGGTAGAACTCTGACCAAAGTTAGGACGAGGACCACGAAACATTACATAATACTTGGTGAAATCAATGTATGGTAATACCTCAGCATAACGACCAAACGGTACACCTTTAAAACTTGACCGAAAACCGGTTGGTGTCTGATAATCTTCTAATGCCTGACACATTGTAATTTCTTTTAAACGATAATCCATATATTCTTTCAAAAAGATGAGGCCTTACATCCGACAGATTGCCTCATTCAACCAATTATACTTTACTTAAATTCACTACTCTAAAATCAAACTCCATAAAACTGGTTTGGTGTGGAACAAATACAATCTGTCCTACACGATTACGAGGATTAGGTTTAGTTTCATATTTTTTAAACTTATCAACTGTTACCGTTACCTTGTAAGAATTAAAACCCGATTCATTACAATTGGCCTTTTCAACCACACCTTCAATAAATGCATCGTCACGACCTGCCATTGGTTTAAAATCATACGCTCTGATAATATCACCAACACTTGCAATACCTTCAAATTTCAACATATATTTCCTTTACTCAATTTATTCAACCATTATACACTAACCACAGGATACCACAAGGCCCCTGTTGTTAGAATACAACGCTTCCAGTATCATTCCGCAAACGGTTCGAAAAATAATTTTACCAATTGAATGCTTGCGATAATAAACATAATACTGA